GTGAGTATCCCTGGAGTATCCTTAAATTTTTTAATCATTATGGCAACTCTATCACTTACCATTTTCAAGGCAAAAGCATTAAAAGACGGAAGACATAAGATAAGAATTGCACTCCGTCACAAGCATGAAACAACATATATCGTCACACGATTCATTATTTCAGAGAACCAGTTTAAGAACGGTCAGGTCGTGAAGCATCCAGAGGCATCTGCGATAAACCGGAAACTTAGGAACATCCTTGATGACCTTCAAGAGAAACTGGACTCAATAAAACATCTTGAACTTTATTCCTGCCGGCAAATTAAAGAAATCATTTCTACAGACAATCTTTCCGATGAGCAAACCTTTTCATCAGCATGTAGCAATTTTGTAGACTATCTCAAGTCTGAGGGAAGAGATTCATACGCATTATCTATTGAAAGGGTGGGGAGATATTTTCGTGACTTTGCAAGAGGTGACATACTTCTCTCTGATTTAACCCCGTCACTAGTCCAGAATTTTGCCGCATTCATACGGAAGCGGAAAGTGACTGAAACTACAGTAAACACAATGCTTGCCCAAATGAAATCTGTCGTCAATAGAGCGATAAGAGAGTGGAATATATCTTACGATATACATCCTTTTGTAACGACTAGAATATCTGCAGCCCCTATCAGGAAGCTTGATCTGACAGTACAGAATTTTAACAAGATTCGTGAATCTTCACCAGAAAAGAGAAAGCTGATTATGGCACGTGACCTTTTTTGCCTTTCCTTTTACTTGGGAGGGATGAATCTTATAGACATTATGCAAACAGACTTTAGAAAAGATGTATTGGAATATTCACGCTCAAAGACTAAAGGGCGAATGCAGTCGGATAGTGTAATCACATTTACAATACCGTCTCAAGCAAGAGAGATAATATGCAGGTGGATGGATAAAAGGACGGGGAAACTTGATTTTGGGTATAAATTCACATATCACAACTTTTCTCAGTATGTTACGTATTCTCTTGGAGATTTGGCTGAAGAGTTAAATATTGATGAACGTGTTACATTTTATTCGGCCCGCAAGTCTTTCGCTCAGTACGCCTCTGAAATAGGTATTCCTGACGGGATAATAGACTACTGCTTAGGCCACTCAGACAAATCAAAAGGAGTTATACGATACTACACCAAAGTCCGGCAGAAACAGGCTGATATGGCCATATCTCGTGTGATTGATTACGTGAACAACCCGGAAAAGTACAAAGAATATATCGAACTGAGGTCTGATATTATGATGATGAGAGGGTAATTTGTCTGACACTTTATCTGTTATGTTATGTATGAGGCAATGGAGCCACTACATAATATTTATTGTAATATGAAAAGAATTATCAACAAATGCCCATGCTCGTTAGAAGCTTGGGTTGGGGCAGATGAACCTGTCTTTAGCGAACAGAATCTTTACTTCTCTCGTAAGGTTGAAGTGAAGGAGTATTTATACAAGAGACTCCAAAAGTACAAAGGCGAAATGGTGGAGTGCTATGTATATCAATTTTACAAGGGTAAACCGCGTGAAGTGCTTGTATCTTTTAATGTAAAATAGCCTAAAGTATAAGTCAATAAAAGCCCCTTCCGGATATTAATCTGGTTGGGGCTTTCGTTTGCAATAAAAGCAAACTTCTACACTGCAAAGATGTATATAATTTCCCAGAAAAGTTGTATATAATTATTGGAAAATATTGTATATCAGAATGGCTACAATCTTAAATTTAAAACATAGTAATTACAATGTAAGTATTTATATGTAAGCACTAATCATTTTTTATATCTATGGATTTATATAATCTGCTTAGAAACTCATAAGATACATATTCGTTCTTAACTGGATTTTGTTGTAAAGTTGAAGGGAAACTTATGTATTCCATACGTGATATATTATTTATATTTTCTTTCAATCTTATATCTTTTAGTTCAAGGTTATTGAATAAATCTGCATCTAAATATAATTGTCGGGTTTTGTTGTTTGACAAAGAACTAAAAGAGTTAAAGAATAAAAGTACGAGTTCATCTTTTGATAATTGAGCACGGAATATATCTGAATACTTTTTAGGATAGTTGAATCCTGAGACCATTTCCAGAATATAATAAGCGTTTCTAAAATATGTACCAAGTTGATTTATATATTTAGAAAAACAAAAGTCAGCAGTTTTCGATATAGCTTCTATTATTGGTTTAAAGTTATTCTGTTTAAGATAAGTTCTTATAGCTATTAAGCAAATATAATCGTATGTATTTAAATTAATAGGTATTTGATTAACAACGCCTCCAGATTTACTCCAATTATATCCGTTATAAATATTATTTATAGCAATTGCTAAATAATTGTATGAAGAATACCATTGTATTGTAGATCTATTTGATGGAATGATTTCTTTTGCGAATTCCTCTTTGGATAAATAGTTTGGTATATTATTTCTTATTTCTACGTAAAATATACAACATAATTCAAAAGTTATTTGTTGATAAGTCTTTTCAGTAGTACAAAATTCCTCATATTGAATAATGTTCCAATCATGAAGTGTTTTATCATATTTCCAATCTATTTTTTTTACACGTAATGAATCACGATAAGAAATGAATATTTTAAGCATTTCAAAGAATGTAGATCTTTCCTCACTATTCAAAAACTGCTGTTTATTTTGTTTTGATGTGTATAATACTCCGATAAATGCTATTAACCCTGTAATAGCTCCAAGGATACTTCCAAAATCACCCCAATGAAATTTACTCCTTTCTGAAATAAAAAAACAGCATAAAATAGAGAATGCTATTATTGATATGGTAATTATCCATGATCTTTCATTTTTTATATACTTCTTCAATCTTCTCATAATTTGTAGTTTAATGTATTTTCCGCATTAACTACAAATATACTACTTCTTGAATATTTTAAGCACCAATAATCCTATTATCACTATAATTACAATAAATGAGAGTTCACCAAGTCTAATTTTTATCTTTTGATATAAAGTAAGTTCCTTTTCTACTGGGTAAGGAACTTTTTCCTTTTTGGAAACAACCACTTCCTTCGCTGGAAGGTAAACCGTATCCGGCTGAGTTTTCATCTTCGCCAGTAGATTACCTAGGCTATCAATGGTAAGCTGCGCCTGAGCGTTCTTACTGTTTGCGATGTCCAACCATTTCAGTATGACCTTCCCGTTCTCGTCGCACTCTAACAACGCCCGGATGGTGGCACTGTCAGGAGGGATCTGTACTTCAACCAATTTCTCTATTACCACGCTATCAGCTTTGGTTTCAACCGGAACATACTTCACTGTCTGGCAGGAATAAATGAGAACGAGGCACATAAATGGAGCCAGCGTAATACACCAGCTCACCTTATCCATTATGTATTCGTATAACTTCATGGCTTCACAACGATTTCAGGGACAAAAGGATATTCGCTCCGCACATCGAAGCAAGGACACATCTTCGTCCACTCTTCAGGTTCCACGATACCATCACCGTCCAGGTCAGGCGATGTGTCACGATGCCCCAGCACCTCGACAATCTGGTACTTTCCGCAAAGCTCCTTAATCAGTTTGGCTAACGCTTTCTTCTGTTCCGGTGTTCGGGTGTCAGCTGCCTTACCGTGCGCGTCCAGACCGCCCACATAGCAGATACCAATTGAATGTTTGTTGTACGACACACCTGAGAATCCCTTGCTATTACAGTGCGCCCCGTCAATAGTGAGCGAACGGCCAACTTCTACCGTACCATCCAGCCGGATAACGTAGTTGTACCCAATACACTGAAAGCCACGGGATACGTGCATCTGATTAATCTCCTTTTTACCTATGTCCAGCCCGGCACGTGTGGCTGAGCAGTGAATTATTATTGAATCTATTTTGTTCATAATAAAATTACATCTATATTTGTGGAGTTCTGCCAATGGTAGGATGGTTAATAAAAAATTTATTACAAGGAGTGCAGTGGCACTCCTATTTTATTTTAGTTCAGTTCCTTTTCTTCAGCACACTAATCCGTTTCCCGTCTTTGAAATACATTCGTGACATGTTCTTATCACGAACAAATCTTCTGTCCATCGAAAAATATCCATGCTTCCCGTCACTGAATACCGCCCTTTCGCCGGTCTTAAACCGAATCGGCATATTAGGCAGTCCATTATTCATGGCCGCCAGTATAAGCAATCTGCGTCTTAACAAAATCATAAAGTACCTCCCATCACAGCTATATTATTAAGAATACTTACCTGATACGTCCTGTTGGCCCTGACAACACTGCTTCCTATCCATTTCACACCTTCAGGAAGATTCAGGACGGTAGGCGTAACACCACTTGAAAACTGGAACATGTACTCATTGGCAATGCCTGGAAAGCCTTTTCCAAATGTGACGTTAAGTACGGATACTTCTCCGAACACATGGAACACGTTCGGAAGAAGCTCGGCACTGACCTCACCCGTACCAGCATTCACGCTGGATATGCAGCCATTGCCATAATATTCCCCATGGGTATAGATAGCCCGTATCTCCTTGATGTAGGAAACGGAATCAGGCAATATGTTACCGGCTTCCAGTTCTTTCTTGAAGGTGGCATATTTCAAATAATTGTTGAATCTCTTTTTCGCCATGTCATTGGGATTTATGGGGGGCTCTGATACAAAGCCCCCACATATTATTACTCGGTTTCCTCATTCCATGCAAACGCATCATCAAGATCCTGTTTAGTGGCATACTGCTTCAGAGTCTCGTTCGTTGCATAGCTGGTCAGTTCAGCCTTGGTCGCATAAGTGGAGGAAAGCCCTTCGATAGCCTCACTCAGTGCAGCTTTTGTGGCATAGGTGTTCGCCACATCTACAGCCTTGGCATATCCAGCCAAATCCTCTTCGGTAAGAAATCCTTCGAGGTCAGCTTTCTTTGCATACGCTGTCAAATCGACCGTACCACCCAAGGAATCCCAGTTGGTTTCCACACTTGCCTGATTGGCCGTTTCTCCGATGTAGACGAAGTTCGTTTCAGCCGGATATTTCTTGCCGTTCAGGGTAACTTCTGCCGTAACGTTATATACGTGGCCTTTCGATACAGAAGACACCCCTTTCAGGGCACTAAGGTCTGCCAGAGTACCCTTTGGCACATATACGGCACCAAGCGCGTTGACCTTGTTTGTCAGTGTGTCAACCAGACCTTTCAGAACTTTACCCTGCTCGGCGGAAAGTGCCTTATTAGTCCCGCCCGTTGTGAGGTCATTGATAATCTGGATGAGTGTCTGTGCACCGACGTCAAGACGAATCCATCCGCCATAATCAGCCTGGGTAATCTTTGTCATGTCCTTCAGGACATACAGAGCCGGTTTGCCGTCCCCGTTATCTCCAACAACGACCAACATGCCGTTATAAGTATTCTTTCCTGAATAGGTAGCTGCGGCAATAAGGTCTTTCTTGTTTGGAACAAGCTGACGGGCATCCAGTGGCGCCTGTCCTCCAGGCTCAAAGTTCACGGCAAAGGAAGCAACACCCGCAGGACGGTTTCCTGTTGTCGAAGCCATCGGCATGACATTGTTCATCGGCATGGCAAAGGGAACTTCACGGCTGTTTCGTGCAAGCATGGCTATCACTTCATCCGTAATTTCCTCGCCATTATATGTGTCCGGCTCGTCTACAAGTTTTTTCCCGGCATCGGAAACTGTGAAGCGAAGTTGTAATGCACCGGACATGGCACCTGTCGTTGTCAGCTTCTTGTATGCAATCTGAACACTTTGTACGGTCTTGTTTCCTGCATCAGATACGGTGTACTTGTCCGTTCCGAAGACTTCCCACTTTCCGGACACCGTATTATAGAACTCGACTTTTGACACATTCTTTTCTGAAGGGAAGTAGAATTCAAGGCGGGTTCCGGTTGCTGCTTCAGAAGCAAATTTCGCTCCAATTAATGTATCAGTCCATTTCTGCAGCGGAAGCTTTGTATCAGGAGCTGCGGCAGACGGGAAATTGGTATCTCCGGCAGAGGTAGAAGCTGAGGAACCATTACAGTAAAACGGATAGGTACCATAAAGGTAGACAGCACCTGATTTCACAGTACCTTCAGGAAGCGGATTAGGGGACACGGTCGCCTTGTTTCCTTTTGAAGTGAGCAAGGTGTCACCTGCGCCATGATGAGCCTGGTAATTGTACTGCATCGTACCGAGTGTAACTTTCGTCGGCAATGTCTTGTTGCTTGTACTGTTTCCTACATAGATGAAAGACTGGTCATCGGAGATAAGTTCTCCTGCACGGTTCTTGTTTGCCTGGCCAACAACCGTACAATTACCACGGTTAAATCCTGTCTGAATCTGTTCTGAGGTAGGTGCGCTTTCACCAACCTCCAGAATCTTGTTGGCGGTAAAAGGAGACTTGAATGATATTGTTGCACTTGGTGCCTGTACCGTCGGCTGGATTTCCTCAAAGAGAATATCCTCGAAAATCTGGCTCAGCGTCTTTGTCTTCAAGGTCTCGACCTTTGTCCCAGCCGGAAGACCTCCCAGTTTCGAAGGAGTGGCAAGGCTGTCTGGCAATGATGTCTTGAACCTGATGAGTTCCGTCAGATCATATTCGGTCTTGCCTGATGATTTGGTAACGATAAGTTTATTGCTGCCTTTGTCAAAACTGACATCTGTGACACCGCTTCCTCCATAATTCACACCGTTCATCAACAGTTCTTTGGTGTCGGTTGCAAAATAGATAGCATCCAGATGTTTTGACGCTGCATCATAACGGGCCTTTAAGCCCCTGTAGAATTTAAATTTTGTTGTTGCCATAAAAGTCTGATTTTAACTGTTTGTTTCTTCATTCCATACTGCTTCTGTTATCTCCTCCCATTCTCCATCCTTCCGGCCGTATATCTTCCCGTCTTTTGGCGCATCAGGAATGGGAATGCTTCCACCGGTTGATATGTCAATGGAAGAAGCACCAAGGTTGACGGTGGCCATTTCAAGGTTAGGGACACTTATGCTGTCCTCTTCACAAGTTGTTGCAACAAGCCTGAAAGCCTCACACATGTCAACGGCAGTCTGTCCTTCCTTACCATAGTTCTCCCACAAAGTCAGCGAATACGTACCAAGGTGTTTGTGGTCCGTTCCATGAAAAGTAAATTTCAGCTTGTTTCCCTGGTATATCTCAAAATGGAAATCGAGAAATCTGCCTAGAGGATTCTTCAGCATGAGTTTCAAGTCCCTTCCTTCCAGTGGAACAGGCTCCTTGTTCGTGAGTATCTGCCAGGTGAAGTATATATCTTTCCCTATCCTTATCTTTCTCATATCAACTAGGTCATGAAACTTATTGTCATAAGTAATATTATGATTACGGAGTAGATGATTTCCGCTATCAGGCGTCTATCTGTCTTCTTCATCCTTTGTAACTTTTTCGATAATTTCGCCAGCCGTTGTGTACTTCTTTTTAATGTAGCCCACCAGCAGGCGCTTAATGGAAACCTTGTTCTTGATTCCGTGAATTTCACATACATGTTCCATGATTGAATCAAATTCAAATACAATAGCTATCCCCAGTCCGCACATTGACGATGTCGTATAGGAACAAATACCTACAGGCTGGAGAATAGCAACACCAAAACCGAATCCCAACACTAAATACGAATTATATTCGATGAACTTGCACATCGTTCGGCGGCCTGCTCTGGAAAAGCGGAAATCCTCTCCTCGCTTGACCACGCTGTCAATGATACCAAGGACAAAATCCGCTATAATCATGGCTACAATGAAGACCAGCATCCAGCGAAGCTCAAAGACAACGCTTCTTATCTCTCCTACAAAGGAGTAAGCCCCGGCAACAAGAATCTGCGGGGCTATGACGGTTATAAGGTTCTGCATCACTTCTTATTTACCTTACCACCGAACAACCTGGACAGCCATTCACTTGTTACAACCGACACGATACCAGTAGATGCCAGGGCGACAAACAACGCATCAATCACCACAACCCAGACGCTTGCATCTGCCGGAGGGAAACCGAGATTCATCCACCAACTGAAGAAGGTAACGATTACACCAACTACAGCAGTTACCCACATAGTCACCCACTTATTCATAGGATTGGATAGCTTCGAAGCGATAAATCCTACTACAGCAGGAACCACGACCGTAACAAGCCCGGTGAAGCTGGCAAATCCGGTCAGGAACTCCGGAACGGAAGGTTCTACACTAACGGAAGTCTCCGCGAAAACACTCACTACGCACATCAGCAGTGCGACCATCATGAAAACGAATCTTTTCATCTTACTAAGGTTTTAGATTAAACAAAAAATGCCCACAAGCGCATCCCAACTTAATGGAACACGCTCATGGGCGTAACTACTATTTCACACACAAAACTACTCATTTACCATCCTTTTTCAGCGAAGGTAAATGATATAAAAACGAACAAAGAATAAAAGGTTTCAAATCGACTGACACGCCTTGTCAGTAAGTTGGTAGAAGCCGGGTAGAATAAGCAAGCTAGTTACTATTTTCTACCCAATTTCTACCAGTCAAATAATTTTCAATACAGCTTTCTTTATTTCAGTTGTTTTCATTCATACCCATAAGTCCTGGCGGAACTTATTGGGATTGCAACATTAGAAAAATCGGGGCTTCACCCCGCTGCTAAATTCAGCCAGGGTGATAATGTTGCATGATGAACATAGAGATGATGAATTAGCTGTATACAGGAAAGAGGATGGAGGATATTATCTATATACAGCTAGTTATAACTTATATGCATATATTATTAGCTCTTCGTTTACTCTATCTATTGTTAAAGGACAAGATGGCAACGGGCTTATTAAAATCAATAGGGCCTAATATTATAATCGAGTCCATTTAAACTATGATTAAAATTCTCTCCACTCTCCCCATGAATTACCACCATTAGAAGACATACGGGTAAACCGTTTATTGTCATATATGGACATTGCTATTTGCGTGTGATATTCACCTTGACTGAAATATAATAAATTCCCATAAGTGAATAAATCGAAGTTAATAGTTCCTAGAGATATATTAATCATATATACCCTATTATTCAAACAATTATCCGGATTTATGACAATACCACCATCCCTGAACCAAGTATTGTTAATCCCAATAAGTCCCGCCAGTGCTAAATCTGCCTGGAGGAACTTATTGGAATTAATAGCACGGTAACAACAATACTTCAAGTTGGGGAATCCGTTGAAATAAGAGAAACTAACACGGCAAGTATATATTTACTTTCAATTCCTGCTAGTGCTAGTAATACGGAGTATTTAGCCACGTATATATTGGCATGGGCTTCTATATATGCTGCTGGTGTAACTAAGCTGTCTGAATATAGCTACACGAGCAACGTTACGATAGAGGTATCCAGAACCGGAACTGACAAATATAAGATTACATACAAGGCTGGGAATGTTTCTTCTATCGAGCTGAAGTATTCTCTTCGGAAATTAATATTATAGTTGTTTCCATGGTGTCCAACTATTATAATGCATTCTTATATATGCTAATCCATTATCTCCACCTGCACATAATTGCATACGAATCCATCCGTCACAAGAAAATGCCACTAATATGCCATAATTCACGGGCATATTGTCCTGTTGTGAGTCAAATTTATAAACTCCGTTATTTACGGTATTGGCATCACCTTCCAAATTTAATCCAATGGCACTCAGGAAACCTGATTTTGACATTAATCCATCATTTTTTAAAGTAGCCGTTCCAATAAGTTCCGCCAGAACTGACGCAACCTGTTCTTTTGTCATCAATCCGATTGCATTTCCGGCGGCATTCACGGCCACAAAACTGGAGATGTCTTCCAAAGCTGGAAGAGCCAGTGTAGACTTCTTCAGTAGCTCCGTTTTCGACACTTTATGCGGAACGCCGTTTGTATCGTACACCTGTACCGTTTCACCATCTTCTTCCGTTGTCTGATTCTTCATACTTTCTGTATGTTTCAATAGATTGTCAGTTTCTTCACCTGTAAAGCTTAATACAAAATCTTCTTCTGCTGCCATAATTGTTTTTAATTTATAGTTATTAATGATGTTTCCAACGCTGTATAGATTATAATTGCCTTGTCTATAACTAATAAAATCCCATTCTTTTTACTTCAAAGAAGAAAGCACCTCCCTGACCGGTACCATATGCCATGTAATTCAGGGAGAATTCCGTATCACTTTCGATGCTTACGTAATATGTCCCGGATGAAAGTCCGACTCTCATCATCGGAGTGACCATTACCATATATTCATCTTTAACTGTGCCCCACTGGGTTGGCATGGTTACTCTATATTCTTTGCTGGATACTTTGGTAAATGACAATGTACTGCCATCGAATGTGTAATACTTTTTTGAATCATCTCTTAAATCAACATAACCTCTGGCCAATACCTTATCAGGACGCCCCATTGCGTAGTTGACATCCAAGTCCTCCCGGCATGTGACAATCCAACCGTAGAATATATCACCAAGACCATAGCCAATCAGCTGAACTATCTCCTTGTTCAATATCAACTCATTGTAACTTCTTCCATATTCGTAGAACTTTGCATTACTTGATGAGATTGACGCCTCTCCTGTACCAATGCAGCATACGGTAATCTTTCTTCCTATCTGTTCTTTTCCTGTTGGTATTGAATATACCTTTGTCCAGGAACCTCCACCTTCAATAATGATGTTATCATTGTAGTTCGTGTTAAATGAATCGGATACCTTGGAAAATGGACTTCTAAGGGAGCCGCGCATAAGCACGTCCTCAAAATATCCATTAATAGCTGTAACATCAACAAATGTTGCTCTTCCATCCGTATCTATCGTTGAATAGATTTTTTTCCCATCACCAATTTCAAGTTTCTTGGCTTTGATGGCACCGGCAATCAATTTCGATGTGATGATGACAGCCGCATTTATCAAGTCCGTATTGATAACCCCGCCTTTTATTATAGTCCTACCTGCCAGCGCTTCACCAACCAGGCTTTCCCATCCATCATATCCGATATACTGGGCCATACGGTCATTCACCTGTTCGGCGAAGTCCAAAGCATCGTCAAAGTTTGACATACCGTTACCGCCCAGTACTTCAATCATTCCTTCAACACGCAATCCCTTTGATGGTGAATAAAGGAAACAGCCATTCTTTCCTTCATGGCCGATTTGGAATCGGCATTCTTTCGTAACTTGGTCATACCTTGCCGTAAGTATGTCTCTCTCGCTTAATGAATAAGAATTTATCCCCTGATAGAAGGTAAGAGAAGGCGCACCGTCTCCGTATGCAGACAACACGATTGCAGCCTGATAGTCCGGGTCGGCTATGTCTCCAAGTTGTACCATCACGTCACCCACTTTGGGTATATCGCTTCCTTCGTCACAATGATTCACGGATACATCTATCCAGTTATCACCAACATTTTCCACCAGACGCCACCAATAGTGATTGGATACGCCGTCATACGCGCCTTCCTTAATATTAAAGGACTGTGAGCGTACTAAATTCCCTGGCTTAAAACGATTTTCTATGGCTTTCTCACCATCATCTGCAAGGAAGTAACAGCGATAAACAGAACCATAAGTTCCAGGAGATGAGTAACCTCTTTTCCCGTCTGAGAACTTGACTCCTTTACCATCCTTGAAACGAATTCCCTTTTTTTCTATAAACTCGACCTTAGTAATCGTTGCTCTGGCCCCGCTGGCGTTGAACATGAAGGAAGCTCCGGCCAGCTCGGTCTCCATTATTGAAAGTAACTGGAAGATAGCTTTCTTGCGCACGTACAGTTTGTCAATCCATCCGACAGACTCGCCGCCCTTTTCTGAAGAGAATGACATACCAGCACCCATCATACCAGTCACGAAGTCAATTGATTCCAGGAAAGGAGATATGATACCGCCAAGAAGCTTAATGAGATAGTTTGTCTGGTCTTCCTTGTCCTTTCTCAATAATGTTGCAAGTGACCGTTTTGCCGAAAATACGTTACTGTCCGATGGGGCAGTAGAATCATTGGTCTTAATCACATATATGCTACTTCCTCCGCCTCCAACATAAGTATGCCCTTTATACGTAATCGACTCCAGTTTCTCTTCCACATCATTAAGGCGAGAGTAGGGCATACTTTCCCCAATAGTATATACCGGAGAATCCCATGGAATGTCAAGGTTAAACTCCCATCCGAGAACACGGCTTTCACGGCCATTCTCAAAAAAGGCTTTATTGACCAGGTTTATCTTTTGCCCGAACTCGAAAAAGCGTTTCAGCTTGTCTTCATTAACCCATTCTGACCGGAGGGTAGTGTAGTATGTACCATCGTCCTTTTTTCGCTGGTCTGCTATCTTCTGTGCCTTCTCTTTCAGTTCCTGCTCCGCGTCCGGAATCATTTGTACAGAAACAAACTTTGGATCAAAACCGGAAAGGATATACTTGTCATCATTTTCAGGATATATGGTATCATCCGGCAATGGACGTCCGTAGTCTTCGCTGCGGACAATTTCCCAAAGCTGGCTTCCGTTGTTGTCCGGGTCAAAAATAACACCGAACTCCAATCCATTCATTTTGCCGGACTGAAAGATAATTGTCAGCTCTTGTCCCGGAAGTATGTAGTCCTTGGAGAAATTCAGGCCAGTATCACGATAGCGATAGTAAGTCACGGTTTCCTGACCTCCGTCTTCATTTGTAACGGTTTCCGTCCTCGTAGATACACTTGACATCGTATTTTCAAGTCGGGGATATACCTCGTCAAATACCACGATGTCTTCAATTGCTTCTTCCTGGCTCATGTCAGGATACACATCTATGTATGGCGTACCAGCGGGAAGCATAAGTCGTCTTTGCACAACTCCGTTTACTACCGTCTGCTCTTCAATGGGACGGTAGTTCTCAGGTATGTTTCTTGTAGATCCGAATGCATAAATGCGGGTGGCATAAGTGCCTTTGCTCTCACTGCGAGTCATGGCAGACGCTTCAACCCCTAACTCGATTTTGACGGCATCACCGAATTCGTTTCGCCCAAAATGAATTACGTTGTCCGTTATCCAGCAATCACAGTTCCACTTATCCTCACCCGCCATTGAGAATAAGGCATCCAGCAGGTTCATATTGTCATACGTGATTGCAACTGCCTTATTCTCTACTGTTGAATCTATTTCAAATACGAATTCTTTTCCCTTATAGGTATATCCCAAAGCTTTCAGGTTACGTAAGAACACACCAAGCTGTACATCAAGGGCTGCGGTGAGAGACCATGACGCTTCATATCCAGCATGTTCAGGAGTGTATTTGAAAATTTTGTTTTTCCACTTCCAGTAGTAAGCATCCAGTTTCAGCTCATAATCATATCCAGCGGTAGAAGCATTGAAAGAAGGTTTCTGCAAGTCAGTTACCTCATATACTTTTGAAAGTAATCCGCCCAGAGAATCATCCAGAACCCCAGAAAGGTCTACATAGTCACCAAGTTTAAAATATATAGGTTCAGGCACGGAAAAGGGGAGAACGATGTAGTCCTCTTTCATCAGTGTAAACTTTCCCTTCGCCCCTTTGTTGATAGGGGTAGAGAACCTTGTTTTTCCGGATATGTCCTTAATTTCAATCATATCCCCAAAGTTCATAAATAACAAATGGAAGCCCTAAAAATCCGGACTTCCATTTGAAACAATAAAGGAAATGTTTGTTATTCGCTTCTGTCCATGGGATTCGGTTCGCAAAACTTACTTGAAACCTTACCGAAACACCTGTCAATACTTAACCCGTAAGAGATGCTTTTCCCCAGGTAAACCAGCTTGAAGACTTCGCTCCCAAGAGCGGGGATTTTGATGTTTACGGCTCCCTTCTCCAGTTCTGACTGAAAGGCTTTCTTCTTTGTCCGATAGTCACCTTCTGAGCCTCCTTCTATTGTGAACTGGAGAGTGATTTCACGCGATGCTACTTTTGCATTTTCGGTTATTATTCGCTTCCCGTGCTCCAGACGGCTCTCATCTTCAATGTAGTCTTTCATCTGATTGAATCCGTCGATAGCATCGAGAAAACCGTCACCCATGCGGACACCCCATGTGCTCCAGGCATCCTTCCCGTTAATAAATAAATCTCCTGTCATAATCTTGCTGTATTACGTTTCACTTCGGCAATGTCGGCCTGCATCTGTTTGATAGGTTTGACAATTTCGCCTGTGTTCTCTCTGATTTGCTGTAACTCCAGATAGGAATTGGCCAGGATGGTACGTGTCTCGTCGGCAATGTTGTACAGACCGGTTACTTGTGATGTCAGGGAGCCGATGGAACCTCGCAGTTCGGTAATAGCTACCGTTTGCTGCTGTTCTGCCGTCTCAACACGAAGATTGGACTCATACACGGCTGTAAACCGCCCACTCAGTTCCCCGGTATCCTCGTGCGTCATTTCTGTACCGAATCCGCGGCTGGAGGCCGACTGCTTGGAACTGCTGCCAGCCTTGTCGTATCCGGTAGCTGCGGCAAGTTCATCCCGTAGTTTCAATGCTTCATTCACGTACCCCATATATTCGTTTTGGAGTGAATTACGTTCACTCTCACTCAGGTTTCCGTCCTTCATACTTTCACCGAATCTGTTCCACCAGTCTTCCAGCTTCTGGCTGTACATGTTACCGATTTTATCTGAAAGCATGGCACGCATAAAGTATTCGGATAGGTTATCCGCAAAATCTTCCGCCGATGCATCCATATCCATAAGGGTATCGATGAAACTATCATACATGGAATCAAAACTTATTCCGGTAAGCTGTTCGAAAAGGCCCTCTTTCAGTTCTTCGAGGTTTCCGGCCAGATCTGCATATTCACCTAGTGCATCAACGACACTATTTCCATAGCCTCCTTTCCCTGAATCAGCCATTTTCTGCCACAAGTCTACATTCTGACGTAATAAGTCCATCTGCTCCGGAGACATCTGCCACAAGGAATCTGTACCTGTGAACTCTGCCATGACATTTTCCCGAATCCATTGTATGTCACTTTCCGACCAGCCCATGTAATAGGCCCAGCTATGATGTTTACTGTGATAGCCAGCATTGGCCTGCGCTTTTGAAAGGACATTCTTGTTGTATTCCTCCTGATACTTGATGGCTTTATTGTACTCTGCTACGGATTTCTCGCTTCCCTTGCTGGACTTCATTTCTTCTGTAAGGGATTCGATGGCAGACTGCAACTTTTCGTTTCTGTCCGTGAGTCTGTTGATGGTATCCTGCACCTCTTTTTCGTTTCCTCCAATACCGAAGAGTTTGCTGAATCCGCCGAAAGTCAGGGTATCCCATATTCCACCTACAGACTTAAAGACACTACTGAATATGTTACCTACGAAACCATCCAACCCCTGTGTCCCGATGGCATCTAAAAGAGAAAATGCAGCTCCAATTATACCTCCAAGTTTCTCGCTCTCTTCTGCAAATATGTCTACTATATTTCCGGCCAAATCACCGACCTGAGAGAGTGAAATTTCAGAATTTGAACCAAGCTGGGTAATGACGTTCGACAATGTGACAAGGCTGCTTGTCGTTTTATCTGTTGACTTTTGTACATTGACCTGAGCGTTCTGCTGTCTTTTCTGGGCATCATTCAGTTTCTTCGTGGCCGCTTCCTTCTGTTCATCTGTTCCGCTTCTCATGGCTTCGTTGTATTCCTCCTGAGCTTGTGACAGTTCTTCCTGTGCCTTGGCCAATTCGCTTAACTGTTCGGGTAGGTCGGCCAGCAATCCTCCTTTGTCGATAAGGGTTGACTGGATTTTGTTCAACGCCTCGTCAATAACCTTCTTCTGGTCAACGGCCATGTTCTTGTATTCTTCGGAGTTCTTGAAGTCCCTAAGCTGCTGCTTTACCTTGTTCAAGGATTCTTTGGATACCTTGTCCAAGTCACCGAAGACAAGTTCCCAGTTGATTCCCTGTTTCAGCTTTTCAAGGTCAAGAGAGGAGAGGGCCTTATCCATTTCTTTCTGGAGTATGTCCTTGTCTCCCTGAGTAGTAGCTTCCGAGATTTTACGGGTGTACTCGGCTATGATAGCATCACGTTTCTGCAAAAATGTACCATAGCTTTTCAGGTAACGTTCGTTGGCCTCGATTGCAGCTTGATTTTCAGTTTCTGTAATTTCGGCCAGACCTTTTTCACGCGACGTCATGGCATTAGACGCACGACTTCCTAATACTTCCCGCTGTTCAGACGTAAGCTTTCCTCCTTGCGCATCTTCCCATTTTTTGCGCTGTTTCCTAATTTCATCGATTTCTCGCTGGTAATCCAGTTCAATCTGTCTACGTTTCTTTTCAGAACCTTCTTCCATCAAGTTGATTTCTTCCTGCTGATTAGCTCTTATGAGTTGTAGAAGTTCATCAGAAAGATTTTGCTGATTATCTACGACCTTCTTGTTTTCTGATTTGTGGCTGACACCAGTAAGTGTTTCCAAGGTTTTTTCTGCACTCTGCAACTCTTTTTCCTTTGCCTTGATAGCAGATTCTACGGTTTTACCGGCTTCTGCTTGTAATTTTCCGCTACGAAGGTCGGCAATCTCTTGTTTGAGTGTCTTGATACGTATGGTGGCATTTTCTACTTCTTCAGATATTGTAGAATGTTGGGCTTCTTTTTTATCGGATAAAGAAGATTTCTCAATCTCTTTTTCCAATTCTTTGATAGCAGAAACCGTTTCGCCTAATTCCTTGTTTACGGAATCCAATTCTTTCTTGGCCTTATTCGCACTATCTTTGAGCTGATTGTTTACTGCACTATTTTGAGAGAATACGGCCACACCTGTATTGACTCCTCTGTTTTGTAATGCGCTTCCAGTCATTGTCACGGATGAATTGTACAAAGATTTAGCCTCATTGTAATTCTCCGTAGCGACTTTCTGCTGCTTTTCTTGAGTCCGTTTTTTGCGATACAGCTCCTCCAGTTCTTCCTGAGCAGCCTTCATCCGTATCTGCTTTTCCAGTTGTGTCAGATAGGATTTAATGGCCTCTGTGTTGTTGTTTATCAGTCGGCCCTCTTCATCAAGACTGGCATTGTAAGAAGGAATGATGGTCTGCAAATCAGACAAGGCTTTCTTCTTCCGGTCAAGAGATGACGTTTCACTTTTCAATACGCCGGACAACCTGTCAACTGTTGCTGCCTGCTTGGAAAACTCCTCATCGGCCTTTTTGTTTACCGAATTAAGTGTCTCCTGCGCTACAGTGGCTTCATTGGTTCTCTTTGTGAACATGTAAACCGCCGTACCTATTCCAACAAGAGCTGCCAACAGAGTGACATACATATTGGATTTCGAAGCGACATTGAAAGCCTGTTGCGCGGCGGTGGCCAGTCCCAATTCCTTTCTGTACATTCCAATCAGTTGGATACTTTCAACGAATCCGACCGCCTTCTGCGCTACGGCTGCGGTAACCAACGCGGCCTTGTATGTTCCGTAAGCTGCAATCAGTCCGCCCATGATAGACAACACATCATCAAGACTTTCCACCAAGTCCTCTGCTGTACCGATTCCAAACTCGAAAACCTCCTTATACTTGTTCCCGAACTCATTCATTTTCTGGAAGAGGGTATCTTCGATATTCGATAATCGTTGGGGCCACGTCCCAGCGGAACTTTCCATAAGGTTGGCAAATTTCCCTCCTTCGGATGTCATGTTTTTGAAAGCCTGTTCAACTTCCTTAAAGCCGACCTTGCCTTCCTTCACAAGTTCACCTACCTGGTCTTTGGAAACTCCTAATACCTTGGCCAGTTCTTCGTAGATTGGAATACCTCGTCCGGCGAATTGACGAATGTCTACTGTCATGGCTCTTCCTTGCGTTCTTAGTGTTCCATACAGATAAATAAGTTGACCGATAGGTATCTGCAATCCGGAAGCCACATCTCCAAGCATAGAAAGTTCATTTACTACATTGTCGGCAGAGGAACCGTATGCCAAAAGCTGTTTTGCTCCGGTCGCTACATCATCAAGATTGAACGGTGTTTTGGCTGCGAACTGAACAATATCGGCGATGAGTTGTTCTGCTTTCGATTTGTCCTGAAGGATTGTTGAAAGAGCTACCTGTAACTGTTGCATCTTTCCAGTTGCTTCAATCACATCGAAGCCGAATCTCTTTATCGCCACCAGTCCACCGATTTCAGCAGCAGTACGTTTTAAAGAATCTGTCAGTGATTTTACAATCTCATCAGCATTGTTTGTTCCACTGGCAAATTCTTTGTATTCTCTTGTGAGTTTTCTTACTTCGAGTCTGTTTCTCGCCTGCTGGTCTTGTAACTCGCCAAGGGAATATCTCTGCTCGTTCAAGGCTGCTTTAGCAGTGTTCAGTTCAGCTAATTTGGCTTTTGAATTAGGAGAATACTTACCCATCTTTGAATATTCATCAGACAGCCGTCTGACATCATCCTGCGTATCACGAATGATTTTCCTTTGTTTGATGATTTCCTCCGTCAGCTCATCGGAGACCTTTGACGCAGAATTAAGCTTTTTCTTCAAATCATTCTCCATCACAGCACCAGCTTTAGCCGCCTCAGTCACCAGCCCCATCATCTGCTGACGGGTGGATGCCAATTGCGTTTCTAAAGCCTTTGCAGCTGTAGGAGACTTGTTTACGTCCATCTTCTTGAGCTGGGCTTCCAGTCTCTCACATTCCTGTCTCAGCTTGACAACCTGCTCCCAGTCAGAACTGACTTTAAAGTATAGTGTAGCCATATCTATTTCTTGTTTCTTCTTCTGCGTGAAGCCATGTCCTTACCCTTCACCTTTGTAACCTTGGTTCCGGTAACTGCATGGAGCTTGTCACGCTGCATTAATACTAAATTCCTGTATGGTATCTCATAGACCACTTCTCGGTATGACAGATGCAGATTTTCCATGAACGATGCAATCTGCCCCAAGAGAGTTTCATTGCCTACAACCTCGGTTTCGCTGCCAGTAGACTTACGTTCCTCGCCAAGCTGACAGCTTTGAGAAAAACCTTTGAGTCAATCATAGAGAGTGCTTCATCTAAAGCATTTACGTTTTCTTCGTATGTTCCTTTGGCTAACTCTTCACTCAAGTTTTCGTCACCAGCTATCAGCCAGGAAAGAGCCCTGCTGTAGACCTCACTTTCTCCCAGGGAGAGAAGAACTTCTTTCAAATTGTCTGCTTCTTGTACGCCTGACAAATGGGAGATTGCTCCGGCCAGTTTGTTGATAGTAGGAGGGTAGACCGTGTAGGCTTTCCCAGCGACAAACACCGTTCTGAAATCACTTCCGATAATGGATTCAGTTACTATTTTTGCTCCTTGATTCATTCTGATAAAAGATAAAAATTAAGGGGTGAAGCCATAAAGCCCACCCCTGTTATGGAATTCAATCTCTACCTATTGGATAGGCATTAAGCACCTGCTGTTACTTCAGATGAGTCAAACCAGTATTCCGGTGCAACTTCTGCATTTTGTGGTTCCAGTTCCACCGCACTTACAGGAATACCGACAGCCTTGTCTGTTGTGGCTTCACGTGCACCGATGTCAGCACGGGGAATCACACAATACTGGTCATCGTCAGTCAAAGCGACAAGTAACTTCTCAATGTTTACCTTGCCTCTTGCTCGTTTCCAACCCTTATCAGTGTTAATAATATCACCACCCATAAGGTCTTTCTTAGTAGGATAGTCGTATTCTCCAATAGTGAAGTTTACAGTAACATCACCCATTTCCTTATCACTTCGATAAGTCTGATTCGTGAGCTGGTTCTTGTAATTTGTACGACTTGCTTCTGCTTCTTCAATCGTCCATGTATCCTGATGGATATTCTTGATTTCTTTCAATGCTTCACCCTGTAAAAGAGTATGCAAGGCTTGTCCTGTCAAATCTGCGGTAATCTCGCTTGTTTCGCCATACCAAAGCTTCTTGATATTCGCGGCTGTGACTTTCTTTGCTTCTGCCATATTATTTCACATTTAAAACTTCAAACAAAATTCTTACATTCACATAGTGACACTTTAAAGCAGTGTCCTCCTCCGTTCCAATTGATTCGATAGAATAATGATAGGTTGTACCGTCATAGCGACCGGTAACACCGTCAAACAATCCCTGTGCCTGCTTCTCCAGTTCGTTCAGCCGGATGGTATTGGCTTCGCCTTCCTTCAAATCGGGAACACAAATGTTCACCTCGACGAAAGATTTCTTCCAGTATATGCCCGGCTGTTGCTTCTTGGCGTGAATGACAATCCTTTCGGACTTTATCGCCCCTGTCAGCTTCTTGCCATGGGGAACGATATCAATCCCGAAAGACTTGCAGTCACGGTAGAGAATGTTCGCTATGTCAGTAGTTACTATCATACAATAAGATATTGAATATTATTATCATACTGAAGGAATACATGAAAAACCAGTTCTCCAAGTTGAACAGTACCTGCAAATCTTTTGTCTGACAAATCTTTATCAGATATATTTTGTCCTGTTGCATACATAAAAATATCCACTAAACACAATTCTTTTTGACATTCATCTACTACTGCCCACAAGCAAATTGCATTCCGTTGTGCTTGAATAGATAATATTCTTGCTCCGATAGGCAGACATAATTTTGAGTGGTCTGCGACCATCAGTTCATACTTGAATATTCGTTTCATTTGATTTCCTCCTTTAATCGTCTCTCAGCAAATAAGGCTGCACCAGTTGAAACTTCGTAACCTTTGGATTCCACGTGTGAGGCATACTCAGCATCGTTTCTTATCACCAGTCCATCATCCTCAACTGAATACTTGTTTGACTTACGGAGCGTTCCGGTCCGGTTCTGATAACTACCGTTCTTTATAGCATAATCGACAGCTTCCTTTCCGACCCTCTCTTCTACAGCTTTCACCTCGGCATAACCTTGGTCGAAAAAGCTGTCCACGTCCGAAAAATCAAACTTTACAGCCATATCTCTGAGTAACCAAAATAATTCGTATTCTTCACCATGTAAACCTTGCCAGTTCCCCTGGTATTATCGCCATCCATACATCTGACTTCATCGCCAGCCTTCAGGGAGGTTTTCTTTTCACAGACTATGTGATAGTTCGGTCGGTACACCTCGCCGTTCTCCGAAGTAAACTCCTTGGTGGAGTTATCATCACACCGGCACTTACATACGTCCTGCCAGCTTTCTCCACCGGTTCCGGGAATAGGCCGGCCGAACTCGTCTGTTTCCATTGGAGTAGTAACCTTGATTTGTAATATATGTGGCGCGAATATCATAGGAATCTGACTTTAGGTTTATCTGACAGTGTGTCTTCAAGGCCATACTTCTTGCACAAGAATGAGTAGTATTCCTTCAAGCCTTTGGTGTCCCAGGACATAGAGAAACCGTTCTCGCTGATGGAAGTAGCACGAAGTAGAAGAGAGGGGATAAACTTCGCCATAGACACCGAAACAAGTCCGATGTTTGACGGGCCCATCTCATCCTCTCCGCTTACTTCTGAAGACAAACTTATCTCCAAAAGGTCAGCCTCCGACAAGTTGATGCCGAAGGTCTGAAACTTCTGTGATATGTAGTCGTTTACTGTCATGCGTTCATGGTTGACAAATCAAAGTTCACAATCAGATTCGGGTTCGTAATCTGAGGAATCCACTCTGCAGTGTATTCCAAATAACGACCGTTCTTGTCCTTGTAACCGGAAATAAGCATATCACCGTCTGCCTGGGTGTAGTTACGTCCCGGTACGCCGTCCACTGCTTCGTACGGAGTGTGGAAACGCATATAACCGACCTTATCCTGCGGAAGCAAGGTGATACGGTCGTCTGCATAAATCTGCACGTTCTTCCCGGTCTGGTCTTTCACGTAATCTTCCTTGATTTCAATGGCCGGAAGCCCGATGCCAGTGAATACTTGGGAAGCCAGTTGAGATGTAATCAAACCAGTTGAAAGATACATCTCATTTCCTGTAAGCTGCATCTTGAACTTGTCACCAAACTCAGCCGACCCGATGATATTCTTCACGAAAGTTCCTCGTGACATAATCATCTTCTGGAAATTACCGTAGTCCGCTTTCAGTGCATTAATCTGCTGCTGCAAATAGGTGATGAAGTTCGTCTTCGCACCAGTATCAGGCTTGATGAACTTGAACGGCAATTCAATGTTGAGAAGGTCAACGCCTCCGGCATTGTCGTCCTTGTTCTTAACAGCTGCTTCTCCGGTCATCAGAAGTGAACCTACGATAATATCCATGCGCTTGTGAGCTGCCAAAAGTACCTGGCGGTAATCGTCATAGATGAAATTCACGATTTCCTGCATGGCTGCTACCTGGTCAGCAGGTTTAGCAGCGTTAAACTTGTCAATCAAGTCCTGAAGTTCGGACAGGCGGTCAATGGAAATCTGGTAAGCATCGCCAAGATAAGCGATTTCACCATATCCTGAACCGATATTCCGGCGTTCACGGATAGGCTTCTCACCATAACGAGAGTTGATAGAACCGGCCATCACGCCCGTAACTTGTCCGATGTAGTCCTTGAACACACGAGTAGTCGTTCTACGGAAATCGAGGTACTGCTGCCAGTAGATTGTATCCTTACGAGTCTGAAGGACACGCTGAATAACGGCGTTAACGATGTTGGGGTCGTTAAACAGAGTATGAATAGTTAGCATCATATATTAGTCCTCCTTTCTTTATTTGCTTGCAATTATACCTGCTGCTCTCAACGATGCTAGAAGAGCATTAATTTTATCTTTCTCATCACCACCTGCTGCATCATCAACTTTTGCACCCTGCTTTACCAATCCCAAGGTACTTGAGTTAGCTGCCTGATAGGTAGTGTTATTGTCCGTCCAAGGTACTTCTACATACGCCTTTCCACCTTCCAATGCTACTGGATATTTCTTTCCGCTTTGAGAGAATCCCAACTGAATACCTCCCATCACAGAATCAGAAGCTTCTGGCAGTTCATACGAAACACCAGCCGGGGATTGCACGCCTGCAGCGTTGAACTGGAAATGCGGCATGTTAGCCTTATCAATGTCAGAGAAAGGCATAGCCAATTTGGTAGGCTCAATTTCAAATGCTCGCATCAAAAGAGCAACTAATACAACGCCTTCTTCTACTTGTACTCTTCCGTACAAAGCTGAGTTAGCAACTACCTTTGGAGTAGTACCGCTTACAGCTGTAGCTTCATAGAGTACAGTACCAACTTCCACTGTTTCGCCAAAGTCGGCAGCCAGTGTCAACTTATCGAAAGCTTTGTCTGATTTGTCAATACTGTTGATGGTAGCTCCATGAGAACCATTACCCAGATGCATACCCACATAAGCCAAAGAGTTTTTCTTGATCTTCAAAGTGGTATTGGAACCGGTGGTAAACTTTTCATAGACTTCTACACGGATGGCCACCTGAGCGGTTTTCTTTACTAAGTCGGCGGCAATGGGAGTGAAGGATGGAAGAAATGAACCAGCAACAAGGTTGGTCGTATCCAGCTTGTAAGGCCCTCTGCGTCTTACTCCGGTAGAAACATCATAGCGTTCCTCGATGGACGGTTCAGGCTCCATGTAATACTTGTATCCTGCTGACATAAATTACTTGTTTTGTTGTTCGACAATAGATTTTGTGTCCGCCTCAATCATTTTGGCGAACTCGCTCGCTTCCTTCTCCTGCTTCTGTTCGGCAGTTTCAGGAGCTTTGGAGAACTGAAAACCGTTGTTAGACATATCCTGCTTCATGTCCTTGAAATAAGTGTCCAAGTCGGTGTTTTCGGGAATGTTGCGGTCTTTCAGCATAAATTCGGGAATACCGTACTTCTTCGCCACTACTGAAATCTGAGAATTGCGCTGCGCCTGCGCTTCATTTTTCTCCATTTTGGCCAGCTTGTCGGCAAACGGCTTGATACCGGCGGCGATGCCATCGGCAATCATCTTTGCGATGTCTGTCTCCTGCGGCTTTGGAGGGTCGTTTGGTTTCGGTGGTTCTGGTTTCGGATTCTCGATTGGTTTTCCGTCTTTCAGTCCATGCTTCTTCTCGTAGTTTGAAACAGCGGAAGTCTGCGCCTGTCCTGCACGGAAATCACCATAGTTTTGCATCACGTCCTGAAATGAGATACCCTCAACGATGGAGGTCACCTTCGTTTCGTCCGTTACACCCTCTGCCTTCTTTGTGGCGATACGGGTGAGTGTGGCAGTGTCCACCCCAGCGAATTTCTGTTGCAGTCCTGCCAAGATTTGTTCAAAGATTGTCATACCGTATGAGTTTGATTAATAATTTCATACGGTAAATTTACTTATAGAGAAAGGGAAGGGGAAATTTTAAGGCTAACGATACGAAACAATTGGGAGAATGTTCGTTTTTAGACAAAAAGAAAGCGTGACTACTAGGGTAATCACGCTGGAACATCATTCAATTATACTTTCAAAATTTCAATATAGCTGCTTCTATTTCTTTTTTGTCAGAATCTTTTACGTTCCTCAAAGCATTCAGGAAAGGTAAAATTAAAGAGTCATCAACCATGAACCAGACTGGATTTTTAAATAATTTTGGGTATCCGGGATCATCTCCATAGCCATTCCATCTCATTGCCATTCTTCTTTCCCCATTTTCCCAAATACCTATCGCTATAGAAAAATCATCATTTTCAAATACAACATTCTCAACCTTAAAATTACTTGGATTTACATCTTTTGCTTTCATTGTACTATCCTCCATTATATTTAATTAATAATCATAACAAATTTATAGCTGCCAGTTCCTCTGTCAGCGCGTTAATACCTTTCTGAATCTTCTCCAACTGCTGTTTACGGGGTTTGTGTACTCCTGCCGCATAATGCCACAACTGGCGTTCATTGATTCCGGTTATCCGGCTCAAAGCAGCTTTGGTAAAGATACTGCTGTAATAGTTGATGAAGGTGGCAGCATCTATCTTGAACTTCAATGTGAACTCTCCCTGCAAAATTTCCACTGGAGCGATGTTCATTTCATTACATGAATCCAAGTAAAGTTCAACAGCCTCCTTCATGTTCTTTTCGATTTCCTTCACGTCGTTACCGACAGTAATCACCGGAGCACCTTCAATATAGGCACTAAGATTATTTCCAGCATGTTCTACAATCACTTCTACGATTTTCATACTGACCTCCTTTTTATCGTTAAACAAAAGAGGCGGGGGCTATTTTAGCCCCGCTTGCCTCAGAATGTTGTAATAAGTGCCTTTCTCAACGCCTTTCTTGCCGTGGTCTGGGACAATCACTACATGGCTACCATCAGTGTAAACCATGTGACTGCCTTTCTGCCTCACGAACCAAAAGCCATTTTCAGTAAGCAGCGTTACAACGTCTTTAACTGATTTGTAGCTCATAGCGTTTAAGACTTAATTACGATGCAAATATAGTAAAATAACGAATAATTACAAAGAAGTATTCATGTTTTTACTATGATAAAGAAAATAGCGATACCTCGAAAGATACCGCTACTCAATTGGTAAATATTTTAGATTTATATCATTCTGTTTTGTATTATCCCCGTAAATATTCTGACTGGGTTGTTCTATTCTTCAGATTTACTGCTGGAACTTTTAAGAGAGGAAAGCTGTTTCTGCTTCTCGATGTCGTTCTTCTGTTTCTCAGATTGCTCTTCCTTGATGGCTTCAATCTCATCCATAACTGCATCCACGTTCCCCACGAAGGTGATGGCCCGCTGTTGCGACCAGATTTCACCGTCCTTGGCCTTGATAGCTGTGTCTATCTTGTCTTTGATGTCCTCCAGTTTATATGGCTGCATCTGCACATCCACGTCAATAGTCTCGGAGGCTTCTTCAAGGGTGGAATTCACGGAACCCAACGCGGAGACAAGGAAATTTACACGTCGTTGCATGAACTCGCCGACGATCTCGTTCAGATTTTCTACGTTAAGGTGGGTGGACATAAACACATAATCGAAAGTCACACCGGAAACGGCGTTTCCTGTACCTTTCAGGGAGTCAAAAGAGATTCTGGGTGTATTGGTCAGTCCATATATCTGGCTCAGCAAGGTTTCTACCTCGAACTTGACAGTATCAGGTACCTGTGACCAGGTAAGATACTGGGCATTTGCTCCCTGGCCGGTCAACTCGACAACACGGTTCTTGAACTCACCTGAGAAATTCTCCACGTTACCAAAAAGCATGAGGATAGGGAAGAAGTGGTAGTCGATACAGTCTGCATAGTTTGAGAGAAGCTTCTCCAGTCTTACACGGAGGCTCTTTATCTTTTCACAGTACGCTTCCGGACGGTACATATAAATCACCGGCATCTTCTTGAATCCATGTGCAAATGAGCCTTTGTCAGTCCAGTTGCTTGTCAGTTCCCACTGATAAACCATGTCCTTGGTAATGGTCATGAAACATGTAATCTCTACATCGTTCAGGTCTTTCTTCTTGTACTCACGGGATAGGGCTACCAAATCCCCCTGATCATTGAAGAAGGGATAGAGCTTGTCGCCACGGAACGGAGACCAGATGGCACTCTTCAGACGGTATTCAGGTTTTGATTTGCCGAAGATTCCTGAAATCTTTCGTTTGAGCTTTGCCCAGAAGCCGTCATCCTTCACCACATACCAGTATTCGGCCACTTCCTGCTCGGCCAGCCATGCCCGGACTACTTTCTTGTTCTGGTATTTCAACTTGTTTTTCTTGAACACCTGCTTCAATGTGGAAAGAAGGCTTTCTTCCGACTGGTCCGGCTGGCAATCAAGGACCGGTTCTGTTCCAACGGTGAAGGCAGTCTGAATGTTCACGATGTCCTGCTCGATAGGAAGAGCAATCCTGTTTGGGTCAACTTCTTTCCTGACCGCCGGCTCAACATATTCTTTCCTGGTTGTCGGGTCTGTAATCCGTTTCTCAGGCTGGGTAGTGATTTTGATTTTCGGGTATTTCTCTTCATCTATCACTATCTCGTGCTTGTTCGGATTCCAGTCGTTGTAAAGAGCGTGAGCGTTTGGTTGCTCGGTCTTTCGTCCTTTTTTCAGATAGTAGATTTTTCTCTCTACTTCCGGCATAGCTAAAATTTCTTCTATAGTCATATCTCAAAGTTTAATGTCCAAATATTCCTGAAACGTCTTTGGGTTTCATAATTCTACCGAGAAGTTCTCCCAGCACATAGTAGCGTGCAGCATCTATGCCATGATTATCATGGTCTTCAGGTTCGTTGATGTAGTTTCCATCCTTATCCTTTGCCCATACATAGTTTCTGAACTCCCGTTGAAGGTTATAAGAACGCTTGGTGATGAATATTTCCATTCCCTGCATCTTGTCAATACCGGCATTGACAGAACCTTGTCCTTTCTCTACCGCGTATATTTTAATCCCTCCGTTATGAATCTCCTGAATGAGTCGCGGGTCCGCACTGTCGGCAATCACTCTCAAATTCCACGGGCGTAGCGTCTTTATAATATCCCCAGAAAGTAATCCAGTTCTATAATCCACTTCATCCAGATAAAGCGCATTGTCTACGATGCCACATCGAATAGAAGCCGATGGGTCATTGGTATAACCAAAGTCCTGTCCAATAGCCACCTTCTTGCACCACATGGGGAACTCATCCACGATGCCCCATTTCTTGAACACGGCACCTTCGGCCACGTCAGCCCATCGGCCGATAACGACATGAGCATATTTCTCCGGGTTCTTCTCTTTCATTTCTTCAACCTCTCTCAGAAACTCAGGAGATAAGTTTGCTATATTGTCGAAATAAGTCGTATGAATATGTAGAACATTCGGATGAGTGGAAATTTGCACCTGAACGCCGTCAATCTCCACCATCCGGTGAGTATTCTCGATATACTTCTTGTAGATGAAGTGATTGGAGTCACAGGGATTCATAATGATGATAATCCGGTTCTGGATTCCTTTCTTACGGATAGAGAGCATGATCTTGTCAAACTCTTCTTCGCTGGTCCATTCCTCAGCTTCATCACAGACAAAGGTGGTGATACCCTGGATTGATTTCAGCTTGGCCGTCTGATTCCCGGAAGATGTTTTGATACCCCGGAACATGATACGGCTGCCGGTCATCCGGTTTACAATATCGGTTTTGGTGGTCTTGAAATACTTTGTTGTTCCATCCAGTTCTATCTTTTCCATCATCTCCGGAATGATAGACATCCCGGCAGATACCATCGTGTAACGGGTATAAAGAATCTGGTGGACTATCTTCTCTGTGGGAGTCATTTCGAATGTCAGACGCTCAATGAAGGTAGAAGCGTTGAAAGACTTCCCCGATCCACGGCCACCGGTAATGAGAATGATAAACTTCTCGCTATCGGTATATAGCGGATGATATATCGTTTGGGGTACAATCATTTCAGTTTGTCTTTAATCCATGAGTCGATAGAAATTCCGTGGTTAATATCCTTTGGAATATCTGCGTCTTCGTCTTCTCGGTCTCCAAAACCTTCTTTTCTTCCTAATGTGGAAAGTAAATAGCGAATCATATACCCATCTGGACGTTCACGCCATCCGATAAAGTTCCCATTTTCATCTTTCTCAGGGATACCAAGCGCAAGTACACGTGCAGATACAAGGCATTCATCTACCAGAGAACCTCTTTCGTCGGTGATAGCATCTTTGAACTGGCTGTCTGCTCTGGCCCAATCATACACGGTTTTTCGGGTTACATTGAATACAGCAGCAACTTTAGAGAGATTTCCACCTGTTTTATGAAGGACCTCTCTGAATTTCGATATGTCTGGCTTCTTTCCCATGCGCGCGTATCTGTTTATTTTGATTACTCAATTCCAAATTCGACCCTATCCATAAACTCCTTTCCGTCAATATAACGTTCATCAAATCCATAACCGAACATTTCCATGAAGTTCGCTCTTTCTGTAGGACTTTTGAAAGACAAAACGACATAACTTAACATACCATTGTCTTTCTCAAAACTATTTTGACGTCCTATTCTGTCTTTTATTTTTTGTACTTCATTGTGGCGTGCAATTTGATTTTCTTTTGAATCGCTATAAAAGTCCCCGGAACGATCAATGTTTTTATTTTCTTCTCCTTCTTTGGTTATTTCATCTATACTGTATAGTGAATCGTTTAGAATATTGTCTTTACTCCAAATTTCATCATTTACAGCAAAATCAATATCACCGACACCTAACATATTTAGGTCAAAATCATTTAGCCCAGCATAATTATAATCAATGCCATCAAGTAGTTCTTTCAACATATCGGAATCAAACTCTCCTTGAACATTTCTGTTATTCATAAAGATATTTTGTTCTTTCTCGGTTTTTTCATCCATGTGAACTACTTCAACACGAATTAGATAGTCATTTTCTTTCGTGTCAGAGTTATACTTATTCACCTCATCCATAATCGAGATACGCTGATGCCCTGATACAAGATTACCTGTAACTTCATTCCAAACTACACCGCCCAATAATCCTATACGTTTTAAGTTTGCTTTCAAGTTCTTTCGAGCTTCTGGGGCAATTTTACGAGGATTATAATTGGCAAATTTTATGATACTTCGTTGTATCTCCCTACTTTCCGGTTGCGTTATTTTATTTCTTGTCATCATCCTTTACTACCTTGTGCGTTTTTTAATCCTACATAAAATCTTTTTGGTACTCCTTGTTTTACTTGTGCAGGAGAAATCGTGTCTGAGCCAAAGTATCTGAACATATTTGTTCTATATCTGCTTGTAACAGAATTGACTCTATCACGTACAGAATGCTGTCTGTTTGTGCCTAGCCCATATTGACGAGCTGCACGATACAGAATACGCATTCTTTGACTTTCTAATTCCGATAACGATTTTTTTCTGACTCAATACCTCTACTTTCTGTGTTTATATTCATAATCGAAAATTAGCTTTTCAGAGTATGGGAACTCTTCCAAAATACGTTTAAAATCATGTGGATATTTGTTTCGCATCATGAGCATTGTTTTTAAATCAATGGTAAAACCTTGACTTATAGCACCTGGATCATACACAAAAGGTTGTATTAATCCTCTTAGTCTAATATATTGAAGCACTTCCTTGTTCGTCCATAATGCAAGAGGATAGACCATACCTTTGTCTGTTATATAACTGGACTTCGCGAATTTCTTTAACCGCATCCGCTTCATGTATCCATCTACACCTTTCATCCCGCTGAATGCGTATGATATGCCTGTTTCTTCTCTCACAGCTTGTTCTATTTCTCCAATTTTTCTTGGCTTGATTGAAATGTTTGGTTCACGAAAGAATCCACAGGCATCATAATAATCACGTTGAAAATGCTTTATTTGGCGAATTTCTACGTTATTGTATTTTGTTTCTGCCCATTTGATATAAGGTTGGACATGGTCTAAGTTGGGAATAAGGTACATATAATAGCATATAACCTTATTAAACATACCAGCAAGCATGTCCAATAAGGCTATACTATCTTTACCTCCGGCTGAATAATATAATACAGCAGTATCAGTTTTTTCACGGATACTCTGTATTATCTGCATAGACAGTAAATATTTGTTCATCATTTACCCCATGCACCACTAAAGGCAACATTTAAGTCATATCGCCTTTGTTCTCTACTACCTAACTGTGAAGCACTTGCCGTATTTCTACGGTTTGCTACCAGTCTTCCACCTAAACCGGCACCATTCATATTTCGTCTTGGCCCGGCAACTCTGTTAATTGCTCTTGTGACTCAGCTTTTGACTATTTAGATTAAATGTTCTCTGTACTTATTACTTTGCCAAGATGATACCATACTTGACTTATCAAGTATTCTACGCCGTTTTCTATTTTTGTAAGATCATTGCCTTCTTCATCAGCGAAAATAACATACTCGGCAGATTTCACCTCCACAGTGAGACGTGGCGCATCTTTTCGTCTGCCATTGATTAAGTATAAGGCATCATATTTGATTGGTATTACTTCAATCTCTTTATCATCGTCGGGTATATCCTCTTGTCGTTTGTATTCTTTGCCATCATGTCTAAAATAAACATATCGTGATACATTAGAGGGATATACATACCTGTGTTCTACATCTTGTTTGCCATTTAGAATGTCTTGAAAACATTCTTTGTTAATCTGTAATGTCAATACTTTCATAATCGTGTAAAGTTTAAATGTTAGTTGCGGGTGATGGATTCGAACCACCGGCCTTCACCAAGTCAAAGTGACGAGCTGACCACTGCTCTAACCCGCGATGGTATCTATACAAAGATACCCCATTATGAAGACAATTTTGAATAACGATTCAACGCATACGAAACATTAAGCCAAATGTTTGCTTTTTAGCCATGCGTCACGTTTCTCCCTGCACTTTTCCAGTGTTGGGGCACAACAAGTAAACAACTCTCCTGAATCTGTTTTGTAATCATACTGATACATTTTTACTTTTTTACCTCTTAATCTGGTAGTATAGGTACAATAGTTTTCACTACCAGGCTGGCATACGCTGCAACCATTTACGTTTATCGATTTCATAGCCATCTTAAATTATCCGTTTACAACTTCTGGTATCTTATAATAGTCACTTTTTGATGCTTTACCTTCGGTTATCCAACCTATACCCACCCAGCATTTTATTTCACCGTCATGAATCACTTTGTAATCTGCATCTACGACTTCCTTTGGTGGGTTTACACTCATCTTTATGCTTTTTACATCTGATGCTTTAACTGTCAGCTTTTCTCTTCTCATAATCATCTTAAATAGTGGTAGCCCGAAGGCTACCGGGTTTATAACCAAAGTTTCTTTGCCAGATCGAAATTCTTTTGAGCTTCGTTTACCGCTTTCTTTGCATACGTCAAAGAGTATGAGTGCTCACGTGGATATTTGCCGGATTTCAGCCCCTCATGGTACTCTTTAGCTGCTGCTAACTTATGTTCATAGTAGTCCACGCTTTCAGGCATTGAAAGGTTTATAGTATCAGCCTTGTTTGCCCAATACTGGGCTATTCTTTCATGCTCTCTGGCTTTCTCGTCAAACTCTACACTCTTGCCCATATTATGCCAGGCATCTTCAATGGCTTTTCTGTGTCGTCTTTCGCTATGATGGCCAATTTTAATAGGTTCACCCAATGAGAGAAAATCGCTGTCTTTATTTGACGCTTTGAAGTATTCTTCACTCTTTCGTTCTGCAGTGGCAGCCCAATCCAGCCGGCGTTCTGCCTTTCGCTTCGCCCATTCTTGAACGTTAAATCCATCAGCGCGAACTATCGAATAATAGTAGAAGCCATCACGTTCTAATATCAGATTAAACACTATGCTTTCATTCTCTTTGCCGTATTTGGTGGTTACAAGAATTGTTTCACCTTTTTCATGCTTCGCATCGCATTTAGCAAGAAATACGTTTGGACAAAATTTGTAATATGTATTCATAATCGTGTAGGGGATTATGCAGGGCTTTCGCCCTGCTGGGTTAAACTTATGCTATATTCAATCTTTTAGCTCTCATTTCATTAAGTTCTTTAGCCGTTTTATTGGCTGCTTCTTCGGTGGTTTCTAAAGAAGCCATACTCATGTCATAGCCGTCTATTACTAAATAGTAGCCTCTTGACTTCTTCACATAAAACTCATTTGCCTTATGGCTTTTTATGTAGCTTGTTGTTCTCATAATTTTCTTATGCTGTGGCAAACCCCGAAAGGCTGCCTGTTAAACTTATTTGTGTGACTCTCTGAGATCAAGTTCTACAATCTTGTGATATTTGTGTACCTCATACAGACCAGTTTCACACCCCATAGCTGATGCAAGTCTTACAGTCTCTTCTAAAGCTATCATTACGTCTGAGCTTGCGTCAATAGATTCATCCTTTGCCTTGTTGTATTCTCTATTATTTACCGCTGAATCCTGAACCTTTTCAGCTTCTTGTATTCTTTTTAGAGCTTCATTGATAACTTTGATTTGTTCTTTAATTTCTTTGATGTACTCACTGCTAATAGTCTTCATAATCGTATGTATTAGTTTGGGGAATTATACTACTTCGTTTTATTTCATGCCACAAAGTAAAACTATTTAGTTTAATCATGCAATATTTACATACTTAAACTATGTTAATAGTAAAACTACATAGATTTATTTTAGGACTTTCATTGTATTACTTAGTATAAAGACTTATATTTGTGCAATAAAACTATATAGTATTATGGATTTTAGAACAAGAATAAAAGAACTTTGCCAGTCTAAAGGTTTTACTCAAAAAGATTTGGCTGACAAGATGGGTATATCTGATATTAGTCTTAATAAGACATTAAGAGGTGATTATCCGCAATTACAATCTTTGGAACGTATTGCCAATGCCTTAGAAGTGGATATTGCGGAACTATTTGTGAGAAACACACCTGATTCAGAGGTAAACGGTTATGTAAAAGTTAAGGGAACTCTCTATGAGGTTCACTCGTTTGAAGATTTAAGAAAGTTGCTGGAATTAAACGTCTAATTTTTAAATAAGAAATTATGGAAGAACAAGAAACTTTAATAGCACAATATGGTTCTGATAAAACACCATTACATTTAGGTGATTTAGAAATTCCATGCTATGTATTAAATAATGGAACAAGAGTATTTTCTGGAAGGGGTATCCAAAAAGCTATTGGATATGAAAGCAAGAGTGGCCAGTGGATGAATAGTTTCTGTAAAATTGATGGGCTTACTGATTATCTATGTGCCGGTGAAAATAGCATATCAGAAAGGTTAGCAAATCCTATAAAATTTAAACGGAACAATGCAGGAGGCTCACTATCAGTAGCAAACGGATATGAGGTAACTTTATTGGTTGATATATGCTCTGCTATCATAGATGCAAATCGTGCCGGCATTTTTAACGATGAAAAAATTGTCAAAAGTGCTGATATTATAATTCGCTCTGTAGCAAAAGTAGGTATTATTGCTCTTGTTGATGAAGCTACTGGTTACCAGTACGAACGAGAGAAAGACGAATTACAAAAAATTCTGAAAGCGTATATTTCAGAAGAATTACTACCTTGGCAAAAAAGATTTCCTGATATTTTTTATAAAGAACTATTTCGTCTTAATGGCTGGGATTATACAGTAAAAGGTATTAAAAAACGTCCTGGAATTATAGGAAAATGGACTAATACTTTTATCTATGAAGAACTACCTAATGGAGTTTTAGAGGAATTAAAAAAGAAAACGCCTAAAAGTGAATCAGGAAACAGAACAAACCGTTATCACCAACTTCTTACACTTGATATTGGAGAACCAAATCTAGAGAAACAGATCAATAAAGTAATAACATTGTTTCAGGTTTCAGACAATATGAAGCAATTTTGTGATAACTTCAAAAAAATGAAGATGCGTCAGATTGGTCAAATGGAACTTCCATTTGAGTTTGACGAAAATGGTCATACGAAAGAATGATTATTTCAGACATGAGGCTTAATGGTTTAGGATTGCAGTATAAAATTCAAAATTAAGAAAGGAGAATAATAAAATGCTAAATGTATTATACAAGTATAAACCATGGAATGATTATACAAAAAGAATATTAACTGATGGTGAATTATATTTTCCGTCAATTGGGCAACTAAACGATCCATTTGAGGGTAGTATTCCATATATTTTTGACAATTCTGAGCTAACAACAGAAAATATTTTTCAATATATGTATAAGCTAGCCCGTAAAAATTATCCCGATTGGAGTGAGGAACAAATATATACATACGTTTCAGAAGAACAAAAAAAAGGATGGTTGTTTAATGAAGAACATATAGAACAGCAAAATAAAGAAACCCAAAAAGAAGTAGAAAGACTATTTGGGGTGTTTAGCTTAACCACAAGAAGCAATAATTTCTTGATGTGGTCACATTATACAAACTCACATACAGGTATTTGTATTGGGTTTGATATGGATAAAATATTTTATGCTGTAAAAGGAACACTTGGAAAAGTCAAATATCAAAAAGAGCTTCCAATAAAGCACCTTGAAGATAAAGTTGAAGAATTTATAGAAAGATTACTTTTTACAAAAGCAAATATCTGGGAATACGAGGATGAATATAGATTAATTAAAATTAATGCTTCAAGAAGTAGTATAAAAGTTCCATTAGATTCGATTACCGAAATTACGTTGGGGTGCAAAATCTCTATTGAAGCAAAAAATGAAATTATTTCTATTGTAAAAGAACATATCCCCTCATGTAAGATTTATGAAGCTTCACTGAGTAAAACAAAATTTGAATTGGATATTAATGGTATAAAGCCGGAAGCATAACGCTCCGGCTTTCATATCATAACTAAGAAAGACCTTTGTAAAATTACTAAAACTATTACTGTATGGATACTTTTTTCAAGCCTTGGATCGGAAGTGAGTACCAACAAAAGAACTATAAGATTCTTGTTATTGGTGACAGCCATTATTGTGGTGGATGTGATAGATGTGGTGTCTATGGAAATTGCTCTTTTGAGGAAATGGAAGATTGCAGCAATTTTACACAAAGGATAGTGAAATCATATATTGATTTTAGAAAAGACATCGGCGAGAAGCAAGGGTGGATGACTAAGACATTTTACCCCTTTGACAAAATTTTCTATGGGAAAGAAAATGTAACAATGGAAGAAAGCCTAAAATTATGGAATAGCATATCTTTCTATAATTTTCTTCAAACTGCATACATAGAGGAGGCATCAAATGTGTTATATTCTAATGATGATTATGCTCTTTCCACTCCTCTTTTCTATAATGTAATTAAAGAACTGAAGCCCAATTTACTGATTGTATGGGGGAATAGAGCTTATAATCATTTGCCTAACACAAATTGGGAGGATGGTACAGATTATTATAATGGCAAGTATCTTATAGACAATGAGAATGAGATAAAATGCATAAGAATTTACCATCCTAGCAGAGCTAATGTATCGTATTGGCATTCTGTACTAACTGATTTTATAGGGATGGAGCCTAATAAGCTATTATAGCATATCCATTTTGAGTGTTACAGTTTGATGATTACCATTCTGTATATTATTGACTAAAAGCCGGAACGCCATGTACCCGGCTTTTCTACTTTTGTAATATTTTATCCAGCATTAGCAAAAACCTTTGGATAGTTCCTTTTCTGGTATTGAATTCTCAGATATCCGATAAGGCTTTCATAGTCGGTCAAGAAACCTTCATTGACCAAATCAGCAACCTTTTTTTCAAGCTGCCACAATTCACGTTGTTTTTGTTCCTCACCATGCTTATTACGTAGCATCTTTTCATGACTGTTGAAGATAACCCAGTTCAAGGCTTCACCGACCTTCTGCATGGCTTTAGGCATAAAGTCTTTGGGAACGATTTTCATGATGGCAGAAGAGAGTTCCCTATAAGCGTCCCCAGCATCATTCCGGTAACGAATCATTTGGTCAGAAACGAATTTGATTACATCATATTTGAATGACGCATTTAGCCACATAGCCAAATCAATGAACAATACAGGATGAACCCAGGTTCCACCGCATTTACCGCGTGAACTTAAATAGGGAGAATTTTGCCCATTTAGATTTTCTTTTTCAACGATGGTAGCGATTAATTCCTTGGTTGATTCATTTTCAAAGTATTTCTTCAATTCTTTGTTTGAGGAGTTTCGTTCGTTCCATAACTTTACAAGCCTGGTAGCATTGAAATAGCCGTCAACAGTGCGTTGAATAACTTCTAAATTCCCCATTTGCCTTACCATTTCTTGATTTGTTTTCATGTCTCAGTGAATCTTAGATTAAAAAATTACCCCACCAAAGGCAAGCTCCTCACTTCTTACCGATGGCAGGGTTTATACTTTTCAGCCGTGAGTGCATATTCCGGCGGATACCCGTTCAGCATTTCCGGTGATATCCGTTCAGTCCCCAGTTAGTATTCAGTGTTGTTGGCAAAGTTAATACTTCTTTCTTAGGCTCTCTCCTTTAAGGTCAAATTTTATTGCCTTATGCACGATTCTGTCCAGACAGGCTTCCGCAATGAGCTCGCTTTGGAACACATCATACCAGTCTGCAACGGGAAGCTGGCTGGCCAGGATGAGTGCCTTCCGGTTGTACCGGTCATCGATGATCTGTTCAAAGTCATGCTGTATCTGGCCGTCCAGCTTGACCATCCCAAAGTCATCGATAATCAGCAGGTCATGTGCGTTCAGCTTCCGGAAGAAGTTTGTTTCCCGTCCTTCCAGATGTGCAAGCTTCAGGTTCTCGATGAGCATGTTCATCGTGAAGTACAGTACCTTCCGGCCGTTCCTGCATGCCCTGTCACCCAGGGCACAGGCAAAGTAGGACTTCCCGGTTCCTGCCGGTCCGGTAATGATGACCGTCATTCCGCCCGTGATGTAATTTCCGGTTGCAAGGTCGGCTGCAGAGCAGGCCTGTATGCCCCTTGCCGTGTCCGTTTCAAGTTCTTCCATCGAGGCTCTCAGACGGAAGCCGGCATTCTTTATAAGACGCTGGATGCGGTTGTTCCCTCTCGTGTCACGTTCGTACTGGAGCATGATCTGCATGCCTTCACGCAGGGTAAGCTTGTCCAACTGATGTGTTTCTTCCAGAGAGCTCCAGCAGCTTGCCATTCCCGGAAGCTTCAGCTCGTGCAGTGTTCTTTCTGTTTCGTTGCTCATAATCATTTATTGTTGTTGGTTTATGTCATTTCCTGTAAAATAGTCTTTTCCGCGCATGTTCCCGTGGTTTGACGGTGTAGGCGCATGGAAGATTACCGTCTCGTCTGCGGATGCATTCATGCCGTTACGTCTGAGTATGGCTTCAAACTTGCTGTAGGAGTAAATACCGTACTCCATGCACTGACGGCAGGTAAGGTCAAACGTGGCAAGGTCATACTTCCTTCTGAGGCTGACTATGGAGTTGCACAGCTTGTAATACACCTCTTCAGGCTGTGCGGTACGTTTGGGGTCAAAGATTCTTTTTACATATTCATGGCAGTCAGGTGATATATCTTTTGCTTTCTCCACATAATAGGCTGCCGAACGCTCCATAATCACCCTGCAGCTGGATGCGAGATGTTCCCTGACTGTGGTATAGCCGTATGTATGGCTGCGGATATGTGAGGCCACCAGTTTCTGCTCCACATAGACCTTGACCCATGAACGCGTAAAGACTACTCTTGCCTGTTTTCCTACATGGATATAGGGGACGGAGTAAAAATGGGTCACCTTGTCCTGTCTCAGCTCCACATGGCAGTTTGCCTGTACTTTCAGATCGGCATACAGGCGCATCTCATAGGGTTCCGGTTTCAAGGGTTTCAGCAGCTCCTTCTCCATGGCATGAAAACGCTCCTCACGGCTGTAGGGACGCTTCTGCATACGGGTCTGGTTGTGCCTTTCCATCAGCTCCCATACGGCACGGTTCAGTTCCAGGAGTGAATGGAAGGTACGGTTACGCAATCTGGCATAGACACGGTTATATGTAATCCTTACGGAGTCCTCTACCAGAGCCTTCTGTGTCGGCGATGCCGGGTCGCATGGCAGTACCACGAAATGGTAGTAGTTGCCCATGTCCTCAAGAGCCTTGTTCAGCTTCGGCTCATGCCGGTCATTGCTGATTACAGCCGATTTGAGGTTGTCAGGAGTCAGTATGGAAGGTACACCGCCCAGATGTTCCAGACACATCCTTATGGCATACAGAAAGTCCTCCGTCTTCTGCGAAGGTACACATACCACATAGGTATAGTCGCTGTAAGGCATGCAGGCGACAAACACCTCCACCTTGACAATTTCTCCGGTTTCGGCATCCACATAGCTGAGCTTGTCACCGGCAAAGTCCACCATGAGCTTTTCACCCGGTTTGTAGGTGTTGGCCAGTACGGCCGTAACATCCTTCTTCGCAACGAGATTCTGCTTCAGATGGTAATAGAACTGTGACTTGCCGTAACCATCGGGATGAGTCGCACGGTATTCATCGAATAGGACCTGACGGCTTACATGGGATTTGGGGTCCGCCAGCAGTTCCCTGTATCTGGGTAGCAGGATCAGAAACTCTTCCATTCTCCTGTCCGTATATGCCGGAGAACCAGCATGGAACATCCGTTCCAATTCGGGATCGTCAATCTCAAGGAGGTCGCTGATGTTCCATCCGTTGGCTTTTACTGTATTCACATAACCGTTGACGGTTTCCTTGTCAATCGGTAACTTGCGGCTTACACCGCGGTTGGATTCTCCGGCCTGCTTGAGCTGGAGTACTTGTTTTATCAGACTCATATCCTTTGTTGTTCCTGCCATGACTGTGCTGTTTCTTGTTAGCTTACCAGCACAAAGGAAACTGAAACCGGGGAAAGAATGAACGGATATGCTCCGGAAACGAAGATATACGCTCACAATTCCATGCACGGCTGAACGGATATACTCCGGAAAATCTGAAAGCATACGTCTAAAGTGAACGGGTATGCTCCGGAAAAAGGGTGCTACAACCTGCAATTCTCGGAGGTGAACGGATATGCTCCGGAAAAATTGAGATTTTAATGTCTGGTTATCCATTTTTTCATCCTTTTAGGGGATGAACGGATAAAAATTACGCTTTTAAGGTATGGTTTTATACCCTAATAAGCTGCCGGAAAGTGAACGGGTATGCTTCGGAATATGTATCTAATTTACTTATACCGAAAATTTGATAAACAGAAGGCAATGGCATTGTCTAAAGAAGCTCTACATTATGTCGACGACTCAGTTAAATCGGCAGAAGAGATAGGAAAATTTCTGAAAGAACGTGCAGAAATATGTAATATTAGTTTTAGTAGCAACATAATCTCTTCTGCAGATGTTAATGAAATATATCGTGGGAGAGCTGCTGGCGTGGTGGCGCTTATAAGAATGGCACATAGATTGGGATATGAACTTGTAGTCAGAGAATGTATAGAACCAAGTGGGGAGGATTTGAACGCTGGGATAGAAAGCGATGAAGAAAAAAGAAAAAGGTTCATTGATGATAAGGTAAAGGAAATTTTAGGAGGAAAATAGGAGGGTTGTGTATGGGATGTTTAAGTTTTATTACTTTATCTATCTTTATTTTTTTAGTTACTGTTTTTCTTATAGGTTGCATAGAATATCCGCTTTTGGGCTGGTTTACTCTTTTGGTTATCATGCCAGGAATTATTTTAGTATGGCGAAAGGGCTATGTTGTACGATCTGTTTTGAAAACGAAACCAGAAGAAAAATATAGGGATAAAGTTCTTAAACAGGCTAAGGAATTAGATTTGTTCATGTTTGATGCAAAAAAGGGTTTGGAGTATGATGTGTTCTGGAAAATTGGAATTCATGATGATTCTTATACAAATCTGAGAAAGAATAATAATGTAGAACATTTGCTTCTTATGACAAACCGCTTGGGGTGTGAAGTCTTCTTTCGCAAGATAGCAGACTATGATACGGAAAAAGAGGAATATACGCACGACGTGTTTAAAGCTGTTTTGGATAAGTTAAGAGAAGACTCTTTAAAATTACGTGGTATTGAATTTTTAAATCAGTTGTGA